TGGAACCCAGCCTAGTTCCAAAATCACCGTTCCCTTTTGTCGAGCTGACTCACTCGGCAATATTGTAAGTAGAGTTCCTAAATTTAATGTAAAAATAAATGAACAAAATAACAGTGTCAAACATGAAATCCTATCTTTTAGTGATCAAAATCCTGGATACGATTATCATGTTCCTTCGACGCCTGATCCCACTTTTGGTCTAGCAGATTCGAATGATGATTCGCTAGAGAATTGGTTCAGCCGTCCAATCAAAACTCAATCTTACTCATGGGGGACGGGAACGAATTTATTCGAAACCTTTAACCCATGGCAGGATTTTTGGGAGAACGATCGAAACATAAACCGTGTATCGAATTATAATTTATTACGTTGTAAATTATGTGTAAAATTTATTCTTAATGGTAACGGTTTTCATTATGGACGAGCTATTGCTTCCTATATCCCACTCCAGAATAATGATTCGCTTACTAAGCAAAGAGCATTTTTCCAGGAGGATGTAGTCGAGGCTAGCCAGCGTCCTCATGTATATTTAGATCCTACAAATTCCCAAGGCGGTACAATTTGCTGCCCCTTTGTATTTCGTAAGAATGCACTGGACATTCCTGATCAAGATTGGAGAAATATGGGAGAGATGATCATTTACGGTCTACAGAATTTGAAGCACGCCAATGGTGCTTCGGATTCAGTCACCGTCTCTGTATTCGTTTGGGCTGAAGATGTTGTCCTTTCCATACCTACTGCCAACGAGCCGGGTGCTCTTTCTCCTCAGTTTGGAGAGATGGAGCCACAAGCTGGTGGCGATGAGTATGGAACAGGAATGATATCTAAACCAGCGAATATAATTGCTAAAGCAGCTGGAGCACTATCAAATGCTCCAGGTATTGGTTTGTATGCACGCGCTACTCAAATTGGTGCCAGTGCAATTGCTAATATAGCCAAAGCATTTGGATATTCTCGACCAAATGACATTTCATCCATTCAACCTTTTCGTCCAACCTATGTTGGAAATATGGCCAATGCTAATCTTCCAGATTCAGCGACTAAACTTACTTATGAT